ATTTACTGCAAATTCCGCTGCCGCCATATATGTGGCGCTCTCTGCACTGTCAATGGTTTTCCGTGCGTCGTCCAGATCTTCCTGCATGCCACGCACTTGCGCTTGCAGCATGGCCGTCATTTCCCGGGCTTTTTCACCGGCTCGACGTTCCACTTCGGCGGGGTCTGGCTCCTGAACAGCTACCTCCACAGGACGGGCTTCCAATTCCTTGATGCGCTCCTTGGCATCGAACAGCTCGCTCATCACCGGCCTTGTTTCCAGTGCATCCGCTTTTTCCTGCGCATGCTTTGCCTGTGCCCGGGCTGTGGCAGCTTCGTCGCGCAGCGCATCATTGGCGTAGCGCAGGCTTTCCGCTTCCGCGGCGGCCTTCTCCCGCGCCTCGCGTTCGGCTTTCAGCTGGGCCTCCAGCTCCTTGTACTGTTTGTGTGTGGTGATATCGCCGCCTTTGAGCGCTGCAACGGCCTCTGGCTCTGCGGATGGACGGGCGGCGGCGTAGAGCAGAGAGGGGGACAACTCCTCCAGCACTTTCTGCTCCCGTGGTGTGCTGCGTTCGAACAAATTCGAGACCTGCAGAAGCTTGTAGGCTGTGCTTTTCCCAACGCCGATGCTTTCGCACCAGCGGCGGAAGGTGTCCTCTTTCTGGGCGAATTGCCCGTTGTCCACATTGTGGACAACGGTGCCGCACAGCGTATCATGCGCGATTGCCACACCATCGGCCATCCGGCGCAGCCCTATCTCGGCCATCTTCTTACCGCCAGAGTACTCCCGTTCAGCCAGATGAAGATCGGCCACCGTCTGATCGTCCAGCCCGGAGTAGTCAAAGGGCGTGGCCTCCGGCTCCGCTTCCAAAGAGGCAGGCCCAGCAGCGGACAGGCTTTGTGTCGCACTGCCAGCATCCGCAGGGCAGCCGGGGGCCGGCAAGGTGTTTGCATCCATCGGGGTGGTCGATGTTTCCGCCGCCTCCGGCGCAGCACTCCCGGACGTGGTCGCAGCAGCATCCCCATTCGGGGCAGGTTGATTGTTGCATTTTTCCATTTCCTCATCTCTTATTCGTATTGCCGAATATTCAGGGCATTGTGGAGTAAAGCAAGTGTCATCGGCATTAGATGGGAATTCCTTTTTGCACTCATGGCCACAACATCCCTCGCGTTTGCAGGTGACGCAGAGGCAGCGCAGGTTCAACTTCTGGGCTTTTGTTGTTTTTTTAGGACGTTCAGGAAAAACAGGAGTGTCTTTCTCTTCACCACTCCCCTCCACAACCTCCGGCGGCTCGATGCCCGCCGGACCGGACACCAGCTCCCAGCCGTCGCGTTTCGCACGGGCCTCCAAAACTTCCTCCAGGCTTTCGCGATAGATGTTTCCGATATTCCAATTCGCACACCATTTCCAGGTGGCGCTGTTCGCAGGGTCGCGGTACTGCATCACATATGAGCCGTGTTCCGGTTGCGGGCTTACCCGGTACAGCCAACCCGTGGCTGGGTCTCTGTATATCAGCATAGTGTTTTCCTCCTTATCGGGCGCGGCGGCGCCTTCGCGTGCCGCTGCCTTTCCCTGCTCGATATCGCGCAGAATTTTTTGCTTTTCTGCATCGGCGTCCATGTCTTTTCGGTGAAAGGTTTCATCGAAAAATTCAGCCCATAGGGCACGCTTCGCAGCAATTCCCTTTTTGTTTTGCGAGCAGGCAAGCGTATACCGATACCGTCCTTCGTCTACATATTCCACAGCCCGGATGCGGTCCCGGGAGAAGCCGCCGTAAAGCTCGCCATTTGGATAATGCTCTTTTACCCAATCGCTCACACGTTCAAGAAAATCAAAATCCAGGCTTGTGATTCGGATGGTCGTTTTATCGTCAAGATGGCCGCGTAATTCCGTACGGTATTCCAAAGTTGGCGACATGCGGCATTCATACCCTTTTACGTCGGTAACGACTGCATGCCGGGTGGTATCCCATTGCGTCGGCCCCCAAGGCATCAGGTACGGACAGCCCTCGCAGCCATCTGTCTCCCGGTTCCCCGTGTTGTCGGCATTTGTGCTTTTATTTACCGCCCGGCCGCACTTGCAGAGGTATCGGTTCAAAACCAGTCACCCCCGGGCAGGACGATGGACTTCTTCACGGCCTTTAAATCGTCCTCATACACTGCTGCAAGCTCATGGCCGCAGCGCCTGCAGAACACGACCGGCCCGCGCAGGAGCATGTCCATTTCTGGGATCATGCACGATATCGGCATGTCTTCGGGCGATATCTCGCCGCTGGTGATGGCGAAAATTCCGCTGGATCCGATTCGGTTTTCGCAGATATCGCCGCCGCAAAAGTGCTGCACTGCTTCGGTGGTGTCCAAGAGCGCCGGGATATCGTTAAATTTCGGGGCCTCGCCCGGGCGTAATGTAATAACTCTCATTGATGTATACCTCCTTGATGTGTTACAATGGAGGCGGTCGTAGGGTTCAACTTGACCGCCTGGCGCTTGTCCGTGTTCGCAGCACGGGCGGGCGCCTCTCTTTTGGTCTGTTTGCTGTAGCTCCATGCTGCAATGCCGAGCAGCGCCGCGACGGTGAACAATCCTGTCCAGGGGGCCGTCTGTCCGCTCACAATACCATCTAAAACGGCAATGGAAAGAATCGCCGCGGTTACGGCAGTCATTCTAAGTATCAGATGATTCATGTGCTACCCTCGCTTTCCTGCAAATGCCATCCAAATGTTCCCGGCCGATTCGCAAAATCTCACGGCGCACCTGATCGGCGAGAAACTGATGAAACGCGGCATAATCTGCGGCGGAGGCAGGCTCCAGAACGTCCAATATTTCTCCGGTTTCCCGGCTGACGATCAGGCGCATGATATCCTCCTTTTAAGCATGTGTTTTTTCTTCTTTGGCCCGGGTTTCATTTGCATCGTAAAACGCCATGATGTCATCCGTGCTGATTCGCAGCGTTTTTGAGCCTGCCAACTTGCTGGCCCGCAGGCGGCCGCTGCGTACCCACTCCCGGACAGTGTCGGGGGAGACCTTCATCAATTCTGCGGCCTCCTCTACGGTGTGCAGGGGCATTGTTCCACCTCCTTAAATGTCGATTTTTTCGGCTTTTTTGTTGCCTTTTCATGGAGTATGCCTTGCTTTTTTTGGCGTTTTGTGGTAATTTGAAGTTGCTACATTCAATTTAATACGCAAAACACCTTTTCTTGGGGCATACTCCATGTAAGGCTGGTTTTTTGTTCCCTTTTTGAGGGGACATTCTTAGTATATCTAGCAAAACCTAGAATTTCAAGAGTTATTCTAGGATAAGCTAGATATTTGTTGCATTGTACAATGATTGGTGGGTAATTATGTTCAATTTCGACAGATTAAGAGCCCTTGCAAAAAAACAAGGAATGACCATTACGCACTTGTGTAATATCGTCGGAAAGAAGAACTCGTATATTGCAGATAGTCAAAACAAGGGGATAGCGATTCCTCTGGATGCCGTTGAAACTTGGGCTTCCGCACTCCACACAACCCCCGCTTATCTGCTGGGAGAAACAGATGATCCGTCAGAAGGCAAAAAAAATAATCCCGCCACCGCGCAGGATGCACGGCAACGGGATATAGTGGTTTTGACGCGCATGGCGTCGCAATTGCCTGAAGAAGATTACAATCGGCTTGTGAAAAACTTTGAGGATACCCTTGATATATATTTGAGAGCACGGGGGCTTGACCCGGATGACTATCGCTGATGCGCAATGCGTAGCTACATGGCTTTTACTTCAGCAGAACATCAATTCGTTGGCTACTGATTTACAGGGCATGGTGTTCGCAGGCGCTTCGATTCTGATGGATACAATACAGGGATATTGTTCAAAAACGGGAATGCCTCTCTCGGAATTTAAAAGCCGAGGACAGTTTTTGGACGGTACCAGCGTGCCCGTAGGGCCGGGATGTCTTGTTCTTTACAACCATGCTCTGCCCGTTGGCCGCCGCCGTTTTACAATTGCACATGAGTTGGGACATGTTTACCTTGGCCATAAGCAGCGTGGCGTTCAGCAGGAAAATGAAGCGGACTGGTTTGCTGCGCAGCTGCTGATGCCTGAATGCATTATGATGGAGCTGTGGAGCCGGAATGGATGGCTGGTGCAGCATGAGGTGTCTGATTGGTTTATGGTGTCGGGCGCGGCAGCGCGGCACCGTATCGGGGAGATGCAGCGCAAGCGATGGTATCACATGGGTGAGCAGGAGCTGGAATTGGTGCACCGCTATTTGCCTTACATACAGGAAGAACTCAAAAACCCCTATTTGGTTTCAGTTTAAGTTTTAAGGAGGCCGCACTACATGGAGCATACATTGGAGCGCGCCCCCCTACTGTTTCCCATTGGAACAATCATCAATGGCCCTGAGCAGGTGGTTTATTGGGAATTTACTCGTTCTCCCCATCTGCTTATTGCCGGCGCATCTGGAAGCGGAAAGTCTACATTTCTGCGCAGCGCTTTAGTGGAATTACTTGAACTTTGTCCAGGCGATTTGCTTAAACTTATAATAATCGACCCCAAAGGTGTTGAGTACTCGGGATATGACAGCGTTGAAAATATGCTGATGCCTGTCGTAAAGGATTATACGAAAGCAATTGGCGTACTTGCTGCTTTAGCTGTAGAAATTGAAAAAAGGTATGAGCTTTTTGCCGAAATTAAAGTACGGAACATTGAAAGTTATAATGAGGCAGTGAACGAAGTTTCTGGGGCCGAGTTGATGCCTCATATTCTTGTCATAGCTGATAGTTTTGATATTGTTTTAACGGCACATAGAGATGAAGCAGAAGGTTACATAGAGCGCATTACGCAGGCTGGTAGATCGGCGGGAGTACATCTTCTGCTAACCACGCAAAGTGTACCGGGCAAAAATTTTTTGTCACAGTTCCCGAGTAAGTTATGTTTTAGGATGCCCGAAAAGAGCGATAGCAAAAAAATTTTGGGAG